CAAATACGGTTCCACCGCCATTGTAAAAATCTGTAAAAATATGATTACCTGTATTTTTAATGATATTTGCTGAATTAATAATTTTGCCAATAAAAACAGCGTTATCAGCAGTATTATTAATTGCATATTCTGATGATGCTGTGCTATAGATACCCTTAAATACTGCGTTTACAACATTATTATTAATTATATATCTTCCGTTTAATGTAGATAATTTTAAGAATAATAAGTTATTAAAATTTATTACACCTTCCCCAGTTAATGAGATACCATCTTGAATTGCATTTTCTAATATTAAATTATCACCCAAAATTTTACCATTAGCGGCTATATTAATTAAAACATAACCCCCAGTTAAAAATGTGTTATATAATATTAAATCTGATGCAGTAATGTCTATTACATTAATATTATTAACCTGAATTTCTGCATTTCCATCTAGTTTTAGATTATTAATAGAACAGTTTTTTACGTTACCATTAATTAATGCGGTTTTCGCTCCGCCTTTTAGCACTATTTTAGTTGACTGATAATCAAAACCGCAAAGGCTAACGTTATCTTTTAAGGTTAAACTTTGAGTTAAATAACTACCGCTTGGGAAAAATATGCATTTACCCCCTGTTTCATTAGCATAATCAATACATCCCTGTATGGTTTCTGTATCATCTGTTATGCCATTACCGTTTGCGGGAGTTAATCCATTAGGCGGATATTTAACATTTAAAATAAAATTAGAAATGACATACGATACAACTTTTTCTATTTCTCCTGATGTGATATATTCTTTGATTAGATTTTCGATGTATTCAGGAAGAATAGCATTATTTTCTATTAACTCGTTTAATTTTTTAACAACTTTTCCTAATAGTTCGTAATAGCTCAAACTATCGTCATAGACTAGCGGCAATACTTTTTGCACCCAATAGCACAGCGGCGAAACGTTATTAAAATTTTTCATTTTCTACCTCCATTAATATAAATTAAAAAATAGTTCGGCTAGTTCATTTATTACCTGCATATCAATATTTAAAAAAATTGAACGATATTCTTTGAGAAGATGTGAATAAGAGACACCCCCATTTTTTCCTTTTATGTGTTGCAAATATTCATCAACAGTTACAATATCTCTATTGCTGGTATTATTTATGGTTGTATCTTTTTTGTTATTGCTCTCGCGATTAGAATTTGATGTGGAATTTGAATTTCCGTGACTTTCATCACTCCCTTTAATGCTGGAATGTGTCGTTAAATTATCGTTATCGTTTATTAATCTAGCGTTTGTTAAATATGTGTTGTTTTCAATATTGGTTAATGCCCCTTGTGGAGTGTCCGAGTATTTGTCATAATGTGTTTTTGTGTCATTAGTTGTTGTATCATTAACATTATCACTAATATTATTTGATGTTGATGTAGAATCGCTTTCGATACTAAAGGTTTCGTTTACATCTTCATTATCCACGGTAATAATAGTGCCCGTGTTTTCGGCGTTTTCATTTTTGGTTAATTTATGATCCGTAACTAAATCAACATCATAAAATGGATTAAATTCTAACAATTCACTTTTATACAGTTGATTATAATACGGCATAATTTCGTTAAGTTTCGTGTCCATCTTTAACTTCCACAAACCTACCGTTTCTAACCCTATTTCACGGGTATAATAGTGTTTAAGTATTTTTGTTTCAAGAACGTTTCTATAACTTTCGTCAAAGATAGGAAAATCAAAATCAAACACGGATGGTATAGCGGCGGCAATAATCTGTTTAACAGACGTTTGACCCTCTGATTCACTCAATCCGGCGGCGGTTTCACAAATAAAGCGTACTTGTGTTGTGTACTCACTCATAGTCTGTAACCTCCTTTTCCCCCGTGTCGTCCTCGTTGTTATCCTGAAACATTGTTTTAACTTCTTCCCTAAAGTCAACTTGAATATTTAAACCGAACATTTTGTTGATCTGTTCGGCGGCTTTACGCCTTGCGTTTAATCTACAAAAACGCTGTGCGGCTACGCCGCCTAAATTACTTGTTATTTCGTCGCTAACAAGTCGTTCCCGTTTCTCTGTGTTGCTGTTTTCAATGCCTAAATAGGTTAACGCTTCATTCCAAATCTGTCTTTTAAGTATGTTTAACTTATCTGCCACATATGGGGCATCAGTTTTTAAAGCCTTTATACCGTCCATGTCAAGTTGTTTATCCCCAAAAATAAAGGGTTCGTTTCCGTCATACTGCATATAAAGATTTTTCATTGTTAACCGTTGGTTTTCGGTTGCTCTGATTAGAACCGGGGTTTTCTGAGCTTTAACGTTAACGTCAATAGTACGGTCAATTTCATACAAACGGCGAGCATACATTTCAATATCAAGCATACTGTTAGTGTGCGTATAGTTGTTGAATATAATAACGCTGTTAGTGTTGTTAAGGTGCATTTGATAACCGTTTGTTGCGTATGCTGTGCGGTCAATCGGGATTCTGTAAACGTCAAGTTCGCCGCCTATCATGCATTGCAAGCACAAATAACCTAAACCACCGTCGTCCTGAAAGAAAACTGCCATGCCGTCGGAAAATAACGTTAATTCCAAAAAACGTTCGTCTACGGTGTCGGGTAAATTCTTCCATTCATACATATTTATTGCAAGTTCTAACAATCGGTTATAATACTGTAAATATGTGCGGTTGTTTAACAACGCGCTTTCCCATTTTTCACGCTTGCCCTTTCCCATGCTTTAACCTCCTTTCTATGCACCCGGTCTATTGTCTAACGCATAGTTTCCAACATCGTCGCCGTTGCGCCAAAATGTCACACCGTTGTCATAAATTTGTCTTAACCTTGCCATATCATCAGCCGGAACAGAACCAGTTAAACAAACATTAACGGTTTTAACATAGTTCCAATGTGGGCGTATAACCCTATTAGGTATTTTAACCCTATGTGTTGCATAACCGTAAACGTTGAAATAATCGTCAATAATGCGGGCAAACTCTGCTCGAATATAAGCATAGTAAAATTGAAAACCTTTTATTTGATTAGCCATGTTAATAATAGAACCACCGCCGCCCCTTGCGTGTGGGGGTAATGTGCTTTTATCGCTTACACTTGCAACAAGGCTACCTATTTGCTGAATACCGTTTAGGGTCATTCCCGCCCCTAACATTCCACCGCTTGCGTACATAGCCGTAGCACCCGCCGCCGTTGTTCCGATTGCGTTTATTGCGTTTAATGCTAATTGGTTTTGATTCTGCGCAACCCATGCTTTAAAGGTGTCTACTGTAAAAGCACATTGCGGGAAATTGCCAATTACTAACTTTTCATTGTAATTTTTTTCAACGTTTTTATAATTTAGAGGGGTGCACATACATTCAGGGGTACAGCACATTGCACCGCTAACTTTAAATTTGCATTTTTCATCATTAAAATATTCAAACGCATAGTTGGCCGCCCCACCCTCATTGTTAGTAACATATAATAGGTTATAGGGGTATGTAAAAAGTTTGTTGTTTTTAGGTACATAACCATCAATATCAGATAGGTGTTTATCTCTTTCAATATTGTAAGCCTCGGGAATCGTGATTTGCTGATCATAGCAAAATGCTATTGGAAGCATAAAGATTGATACAATTCCGTCCACCTTATTTTGCTTTGTTGCTTTTGAGATGAATTGTGAAGCTTCTTGCCACGTCATAAACACATTGTATTCAAGCCCAGAATACACACCCCCGTAAATTCCACCGCTTGCATCTTCCAAGTTTTTATCAAACGTTGCCGCTATTACAATTTGATACATATCAAAAAGGCTTGTTAAACCTAAATCTTTATAAACGTAATCACCTATTTCAAGATTTTCCGGCACAAGGTTGTCGCCGATATTATCTGTAATGCTCATTTCACGTTCTACGAAAGACATTTTAACGTCATAATCAAAGTGCCATGTTTGCATAACGTCTATTTCAAAGCTTACTTCGGACGTTTCGTTATTGACATATTCAACCCCCGTTACAAATGCATAAAACCATTTGTTCCCGTATGCGGTGTTTTGGAACATAAGATAGTTGCAATCATATAATTCGTCAGCTTTTCGCCCTATTCTTAACGTTCCCTTTTGTACCCGCTGATAAGATTGTGCCGTAAACGTGTATTTTGTTTTTCCTGAAAAATAAGACGTTTGATTTTCAACACGAGCAAAATATATAGTATTTATATACGTGCTATCTAACGGAACGTCTTTTAACATTCTTATAGTTGTGTTTGGTGCTATATACACGACTTAACCTCCTTAACGTTTCACGTGAAACATTGTGTTAATGTTTCACGTGAAACGTTATCATATTAGGCGGGAACGGTAATAGTAGCAGTTCCCGTTTTATCATCGTCAAACGTACTTGTAGCAGTAACCGTTAACGTTCCCGCGGTTTCCTCCAGGCTAACGGTTAACAAGCCGTTTGCGGAAACGGTGGAAAGTTCACTGTCAACGCTCCATACAACCGATTTAGGGGCGAAACTTTCAGCGGTAACAACGGCGTTAAGCTGTAACATATTACCTTTATTAACGGTTGCGGTAGGTGGGGAAACGGTAACTTTTGTAATAGACGGCGTACCCGGCACAAAAATTATAGCGTTAGCAAATGGTGATACGGAAAATGTTTTCCATGCGTGATACCAATACTGCCAGTATAACCCCTCGCCGTTGTAATCTTCTGTAAACTTATACAGATTGTCAAAAATCATAAAGTAATCACGGTCTACGATAATAGCCGGAATCTGCGCAAGGGCGGCTTTTTCTTCGGGAGTTAACGGGGTATATCCGGCGTTAGGATCGTCAGCAAAAAGCTGTGTCATGCGCGCATCGTCGATTTTGTCAAAACCGTCAATTTGAACACGGTTTCCCATAAACTCCGCTTTATCCATGTTAAACGCCGCCGCTAAAACGTTAACATCCATGATTGCGTCAAAACGTGCGGTTGTGATAATAAACTGGTCTTTCTTTTCTGTAAATGTATCAACGCCCGCATGGTTGTAATCTCTTGACATATAAACAAGGTTGTTGCTTACTGCCTTAACCTCTGTAACAATACCCTCTGCGTTTTCCTTGCTAATCGACGGTACAGTGACAGGATGCAGATAACCATTAAGAATGTTTCGAGCTAACATATACTTTGTGACCTGAAATTCATCATAGTTATGTGCCGTATACATTGCGTCAACGATTTTAGCAATAAGGTCTGTAATACCCTGCCACGAAAGGAACGCCTGTCTTAACTGATCATTACTGATTGTGGCCTTGTAAAACTTCTGATAGTTCATAGTATGGAACGCCGCCCGAACGTCGGGAATCTCACGTTTCATAAATTCAGTTTCGGCTTTCTCCGGGTTGAATGTGTGTGCCTTTGCAATGTTAACAAACACTTCTTCGACGGTTTCGCCTAATTCCATTAACCCCTTTTTGAAGGGTGCCCATGGATTATAGTACATTTTACTTGTAATAATGACCCTACCGATACGGTTATACAGAGCAGATAAAAATTCATTCTGTAAAGGCTCGTATTCCATCATTACATTTCCAATCTGTCTAACACTGCTAGTATTAGCTTTAGCGGTTGGAATCATCTGTTTGTAATACGGTGTTGCGCTGTTTCTAATGCTGTTAAGGATTTCAACCGAACTTGCGGTTAATTCAACGTTTTTAGGTTTAATAGCCATTGTTATCCCCCTTTTCTGTAAACAATTCATCAAAAGACTTTTCTTTGCTTTCGTCTTTTAAATCTTCCTCGTTGTCCTCTTTAATATCTTCCGGGGTGGTTTCCTTATCGTCCGGCCTCTGGAAAAATCTAGCCTTGTATTTCTCCCTCCATGTTTTATCAAGTTCATCATACTTACTTTTCCAGTCCTCCCCCGCTCTGGTTTCAAGGTCTGAAAATGTATCGGTGAAATCCTCAATTAACGATAATGTTTCGTCGCTTGTGTCATCACCGATACGGGAACGTATGCGTTCCATAAGATCATCACGTGTTACAACTGCCATGTTCTATTCTACCTCCTTAATATTTTTTCATTGCTAACCAAATAGGCATTGACGCTTTCCAGTCTGGTTCTGGATTTGGGTTTGGCGGCGGTACGGGTGAACCCACCCACCAATCAAACCAATATCGGGCGTATGTCTGTCTTATTGGTTGGTTAATCTCTGAGGGGCGTTCAAAATTCTTTAGAAAACAATCCGCTAAATATTCTGGTGTTTGGGTGCTAACCTTAAATTCTGCAAATGTTTCAGGGTATTGTGCTGTGGGAATCCATTGACCTACGGAAACGGTTACTCCATCAATCCATTTTAATTGTGCGTCCCCATCGTCATTAGCGTAACCGTTCGCCACAGCCCAGTTTGTAAAGTTGGTTGATGGCGTCCATTGAACCAACCCCCATCCTAAAGCCGGGTTAGGGGTAAGATTTTGCCATATACCAGGATTAATAGTGCTTTCAACTTGCATATTGCCCAACATACCCGCAACTGCGTTTTTCGTCCATCCTATTCCCGTAAGGGTTGAAAAAATAATCTGTGCATTGTTTTGCATTTCCCCGATTGTTAAATATCTGTTCCCTTTAATCCACTGGGCACTTGCACCGCTTTCATATCTCCATAATTCAAGCCATGAACTAGCCGTTGAGGGGTTAGAGTTAATACTCACTTGTTGATCTAACGGGACTTTGCTTGAATGTGCACCCATAGTGTGATTACTATCAAACGCCATTTCTGTATGTCCTGTTCTTATGAGAATATCGCCGGGTAACCACGGTTGGGTAGTAGCGTGCTTAACAAAACCTAACAATTTCAACGCTTTAGCCATAGTTCCGGTTGTGAAAGCCCACGTTGAACCACCATTAGCCTTAACCACGTCGAACCCACCCACCATTAATGCAAACCATATAAACGAACTACAATCATAATACGTAATACCGTTAACAGTCTTTTCCATGCGATTAGCTTGACTATAACCAATGTTAGGGGCGTTACACTTTTCAATAGCCCATTCGTAGGATGACTGAATACTTGCCATATGTTAACCTCCGTACTTGTTCAAAATAGGTAACAACTCATTAACGCAACTCTGAACCGCGGTGGGATTGTACCCGGCTTTCATTAACTTCTGTTTGCGATCGTCGCCGTTTCCGAACTGTCCAGCAATCACAAGTAACGCCACTGATACAGTATCAGGCAAGTTAATAGCGGTAACTGTCATGTTTAGCCCTCCCTGTCTAACCTTTCCGTTAGCTTTACTAAAGCATTTGTATTGTTGTTAAGTGCTTCGCTCATTTTACACATTTCCTCTTTGTGCTGTTCGTCGCTTTTAACCATGCGCCAAAACAACGCACCACAAGCTACAACAGGGAAGCCCAAACTACCTACAACCTGAATCAATACGTTAACGTCCATTGCCTAACCTCCTTTCATTACCTTATTATATAGTATAACACACTTCCGCTTATAAAGAAATATTTATGCAGAAAATTAAAATAAACGCTTGCATTTTCTCCCAACTTATGTTATACTAAATGTAGGTCAAGAGAGGAAGTTGACCGGGTTAAGAATAACATAAGAACAGTTAGTTAAAGAAAGGAAGAAAGACAATGGCAAGAGTGGATTTTTCAAGAAGCATTATTACAAGTTCCATTAAGGTTGCGGATGTTAAGGTTGTCGACGGCAAGGTAGAAACAAAGGAGTTAGCCCCGATTGTTCACGTAGGAACGTCACCGGTTAAGGATGACAAGGCGGCAAAGTTGGCAAAAGCGAAATACAAGGCAGAACCGTCCATTGTAGTTTTAGGAATCGACGTTAAAGAAGAAGTCAGGGGAATGGATTTTGAAACCTTTATGAAGTACAGCACCCCGGTAGAACGTCCGGCAAGTCAGCAGAAACCGAAGGACAGGGAAGCAGCAAGCAAGTAAAATTTCAATTAAGATTAGCTGTCCTAACGGCTTGACGGGGAGAAAGTGTGAAACAATATGAAAAAGAACGAATTTAACCCGGTAACAGAGAGCAACACCCCTTTCACTAATGAGGAATACACCGCCAACGAAAGCACAGCGGTTACACCTGTTAGCATGGATGATAACAACCACTTTATCGCAGACCTTACAAGTAGACAGACAACGTTTTGTTCACTGGTTGCAACTACTCCGGCAGAAAAGGCTATGTTGTTTAAGGCAATGAACAACCCGGAAAAGCGTGTTGGGGATTGTATCAATATGACCATTAACGCTAAAGACCTGTTTTGTGAGGTTGTAAACTGCATCAATCAGCAGACGGGAGAAGTTCAGGTTTGCCCTCGTATCGTTATTATTGATGATAATGGTGTGGGTTATCAGGCGGTTTCTTTGGGTGTATACAGTGCAATTAAGAAAATCATTCAGGTGTTCGGCGCACCGTCATGGAAAACCCCGTTGCCGCTTGTTGTTAAACAGATTACTAAAGGCGACCGCAAACTTTTAACTTTCGACGTTGATTTTAAATAAGAAAGGAGAACGGGCGGGCGGTTATCATTAACCGCCCGCCTTATTTTTAATATGATGACACGAAACGGGATTGTTTATAAATTAGAACTTTCCCCGTATACGATTACTATTGATGAAACAACGTTTTGTTTTTCGTCAAAGAATCATCTTGAAAAGTTCACGGAAAAGCTAACAGAGAACCGTGAACTAATCGGGTATTCATTAAGTAAACGTTTCGGGTTTAACATTAACATTAGATTGTTAGCCGATATTGTTCTATATTCTAAAGTAGAAACAAGGGGCTTTCTAATCATTCGCAAGGGAGACACTTACCTATGCAAAAAAGATATAATATTAAGTGGCGGGAAAGTGACAAAAAAGAATTAGCAAAAGCTGTTCGCAAATTCAACACTAAACGCACACGGTTATTAAAACAGGTTCCTGAATTAGAAGAATTTTTACCCGCTAAAATTTCAACTAAAGAAATACGGGAACGAGTAAAGACAAGGCGAGATTTAAAAAACGAATTAAACACTATTGAAAGATTTATGCGTAAAGGTGTGGAAAAACCTATTATTACAAAAGAGGGTATAAAAACAACCGTTTACGAAAAGAAAGAAATTTCAATAAAGGTTAGGGCTAGTAATCAGCGGCGGGCGGCTGAACTTAAAAAAGCCGCACCGTCTACGGAAAAAGGTACGATGGGTACTATTAGAGAAAATAACCTTAAACCAAAGCAGTATGACATAGACAAGATTAAAAAATCAGATTGGAAAAAGTTTGTTGAAAGTGTAGAAAAACAGTCAAAAGATAGTTATGCTAGCGACCGTTACGGCCGTTATAAAGAAAACTTTATAAAAGGCTTAGAAAATGCTTTTGGTGAAAAAGGTTCAGAATTGATTGAAATAACCAAGCAGATTGACGGTGAAACACTAACACAAATGTATTATGACGACCCTATTTTACAGATTGATTTTATTTATGATCCGTTAGAAATGCAAGTTAAAATTGACGCTATGGAAGAGCATTTAACGGGTTACCTTGAAAGTATGAAAGAATAACAATCAGTTAAAGGGGGGTATGTCATGCTATATACAGCAGACTTTGAAACGACTACCGACCCCACCGACTGCCGCGTATGGGCTTACGGTATTTGTGAGATAGGAAACCCGGATAACTTTACCTACGGTAATGATATTAACGACTTTATGGAATGGGCTAACGAACAGGGTAAAGCAACGGTATATTTTCATAACCTAAAGTTTGATGGTGAATTTATTTTATGTTGGCTATTTGAAAATGGTTTTAAATATATTGGTGATAGACGGGATTTAGAGAAAAACACGTTTACTACTCTTATTAGTGACAAGGGACAGTTTTACTCAATGGAAATATGCTTTGAACGAAAAGGAAAAGAAAAGAAAAGTTTAACTATTTATGATTCATTAAAGATATTACCTTTTTCGGTTGAGGCTATTGCAAAAGGCTTTAACTTACCTATTAGCAAGCTAGAAATCGACTACAATGAAACAAGAGAAAAAGGACATATATTAACAAAGAAAGAAATTGACTATTTAAGAAATGACGTTGACATAGTAGCAAGGGCTTTAAATACTTTGTTTGAACAGGGTTTGAACAAAATGACACAGGGGAGTAATGCCCTATACGATTATAAACAAACGGTAGGTTCTAAAAACTTTAACAAGTGGTTTCCTATCCCCGACTATGATAGCGACATAAGACAATCATACAAAGGCGGCTTTACCTATCTTAACCCTAAATTTAAAGAACTTGACTTAACAGAGGGTATTGTATTGGACGTTAATAGTCTTTATCCATCAGTTATGTATTATCAACCTTTACCATACGGGGAGGGAATCTTCTTTAAGGGTAAATATAAAGCGGATAAGATATATAACTTATATGTTCAAATGTTTACTTGTCAATTTGAATTAAAACCTGGGTACATTCCAACTATACAGTTAAAAAATAATCTATCTTTTATCCCTACACAATACCTCGAAAGTAGTGATGGAGAGGACGTAACACTTTGTTTAACTAATGTTGATTTAGAATTATTTATGGAACACTACAACGTTTTTAACATAGAATATCATAGTGGCTGGAAATTTAAGTCAACAATAGGTTTGTTTAAAGACTATATAGACAAGTGGAATAAGGTTAAAATGGAAAGCACCTTAAACGGAAACAAGGCTATGCGAACGCTTGCTAAACTTATGCTTAACGCTTTATATGGGAAATTTGCTCTTAACCCTAATGTACAATCTAAAATACCGTGGTACGATAACGGAATTGTTAAGTATAAACTAGGCGAAAAGGAAACTCGTGATCCTATCTATATACCGGTGGGGACGTTTATAACAGCATGGGCTAGGCACAAAACAATTAGTTCAGCACAAAAGGTTTATGATAGGTTTGTTTATGCTGATACTGATAGTTTGCACTTAATAGGCACTGAAATACCTGATATGTTAGAGGTTGACCCGGTAAAGTTGGGAGCGTGGAAACACGAAAGCACATTTACAAGAGCGAAATTTTTAAGACAGAAAAGCTACATAGAAGAAATTGACGGTATGTTAAATATTACTTGTGCGGGTATGCCTGATAGATGTTATCAGTTTGTAACATGGGATAATTTTCATAGTGGTATGAGTTATGCAGGTAAATTAGGAATGACACACGTTAAAGGAGGTATTGTTTTAAAAGATATTCCTTTTTCTATAAAATGTGGTTGACACTTTTAAATGAATATGTTAATATAGGTGCATAAGGTTAGTTATTTAGTTTTAATGGTTGCGTCAGGTGCTACGGGGTGAAATCCGCTGATGTAATTATAGGGGTTGCGCCTACATTGAAACAATAACTAACCTTTTTGATTGGAGGTTTTATGTATTATTATTTTGTTGATAGAGATATTTTCATAAAAATAATTTCAAATTTAATTGATAATATTGAAAATTTCTATGACACTATTGAATATGGTTATGAGGGTGACAAGTTTAAAGCATGGTATTATAATGAAGAAGTTTATATTATGGATAAAACAAATTTTATAATAATAAATTGGTATAAACTAACCCATATTGGAAGGTATTTAACCTGTAATTGTAATATGACAGTTAAGGAAACATATAAATTTATACGTTCTTTTAGAAATGAGGCGTTAAAGTGAAATACGGCGGTAAATATTGGAACATAAAAAAGATTTTACCTTATCAACGTTGTTTTAATTTAATCAACGGTGAACGCTCCATAGGTAAAAGCTATACGGTTGAAGGTTTCTTTTTAGAAAGAGCATTAAACAAAGGTGAAGAATTTGTTTATATGGTCAGAACGCAAGACGAAAAGAAAAAAGGTGTATTTGAAAAGGCGTTTTCTAAAGTAATAGCCCAAGAGTTTCCTAATACTTCTATTGAAACAACCACGGAAGAAATGACATTAAAAATAGAGGACGAAAACGGGGACGTTTTGGAAAGTCAAACATTAGGATATTGTATTGCTTTAAGTGAAGCGGTTAAGGTAAAGAAACGTTCTTTTCCTAATGTTAAATGGTTAATGTTTGATGAATATATGCTAGAGGAAAAGCAAAGTTCAGGTTATGTTAATGGTTGGAATGAACCGGATTTATTTTTATCAATCTATCACACTATAGATAGGGAACGGGATAAGGTTATATGTTTCCTATTAGGTAACAACACTAGCTTTTATAATCCTTACCATATGCACCCGGCTTTTAATATCCCTAATGTTAACAAGGGTGAAATATGGTATAGTGAAAATGTGCTTTTTCAATGGGCGGTTAGTACGGAAGAACTAAAAGAAGATAAAGCTAAATGTAAGTTCTTAAAGATGATTGATAAAACAGAATACGGCAAATATGCTAAATACGGTGACTATGTAGATGACAATATTAACTTTATAGGTGAACGTACTGAAAAAAGTAAACACGTTTTTGCTATTGAATATGAGGGGGCTATATTTGGAATATGGCAAGACGTTAAATTAGGTTTGATTTTCGTTGATGAAAAATATGATATTTCTTGCCCACTTAAATATGCCCTTACTATTAACGACCATAAAGAAAACACAATGTTAACTAGGAATAAAAATAACAATTTGCTAATGTGGTTAGGTAAGAACTTTAAATTAGGAAATGTAAGGTTTGTTAGTATGAGGGTTAAAGTTAAAGCAGAACAGGCAATAAAGTTAATTTTGTAGTTGACAGTTAATGTTAAGTATGTTATACTTATATTATAAAGGGTGGTTGTAGCGTGGATTACAAAACTAATATCGAATTTCTTGACTGGTTAATGTGGATAAGGAAGTTAATGAAAAGGAGTGGTTGGAGGCAAGCGAAGAATCAAAAGAAGCAATGTTTAAAGAGTTCAAAGAAACAAGGAGGAAAAGAAAATGAACGAAATTAAATTCATACCGATTTACAAAGGCAAGTTTAACAAGGTTGCGAAACAGTCAATTATTAAAAGACTTCTTAAAACGTTCCGTTTAGGTTAAGTTAGTAATACAACGTTAGGCAATCGACTCGCCCGGTGGTTCAGGTTAACAC